CCGTTAGCTGTACCAGCATTCAGGATCGGGTTTGCAGAGAACGTAGCTACGCCCGTTGAATCGGCCAGCGTGATTGAAGCCGTACCATCCTTGGCCTTGATGTTCGTGACTTCGAGGTTGGTCAGGTCGAGCGTCGTTGCGTTGACCGTGCCGTTGACCGTCACCGTGCTGCCAAAGTACGACGCACCTGCTGCAACATACAGCGCGTAGGGATTGGTGATCGTGACATTGGTGCCAGCCGTCGGCGCGGCGTTGATTACCAAAGTTCCGAGGTTGGTGTAGGTCACATTCGCGTTCGTGGCCGCAACCGTGGTCGCATCGAACGAAGTGATCGCACCCAAGGCGTTGGTTGCGCCAATTGCACTTGAACCGTCAGTGACCGTACTCGTGTTGATGTAGAGCTTTGCCGGAGCAGTCGCAGATAGCACCGCAGGCAGCGTGAACCCAGAACCGCCAAGGGTTGCGATGTTCGACGACATCCCCGTCAGGCCTGTGAGCGCGGTCACCCACTGCGGGGCAGTGCCAGACGATGTCAGGACACGATTCGCCGTACCGATACTCAGGAAGGTCGTTGCACCCGCGCCCGATTGGTAGGGGACCGATCCTGCGGCTCCGCCAGCGAGGTTGGTGGCCGTGTTGACCGAAATCGACGAGGCGGCCGACCACTGGGGAGCCGATCCGGTTGAAGTCAAGATCGTCGTATTGGCCCCAATAGCGAGCTTTGCAAGCGCCGTCGCACCGGTGGCATAGATGATGTCACCGGCGGTGTACGAAGACTGTGCGGTGCCCCCATAGGCCGCCCCAAGGGCATTCGTCAGATTCAGGGTGTTGATCGTCGCCGTCGTTCCGTTGAAGGTGAAATTCGCCGATCCGGCCAGCGCACCGCTGCTGTTGTACTGAACCTGGGTGTCCGATCCGCCGATGACGCCGGTACCCTTGGTTGCGATCACCTGAACCACACCGCCGTTGTCCTTATAGAACAACTTGCCGTCGGTGATGTTGATGGCCAGTTCCCCGTTGTTCAGGTTCCCAGCCGTTGGCGCAGCAGACGCCGTCGTGCTGTGGTACAGGATGATCGGGGTGAAGTTCGTTGCAGCCATGTCGTTTTCCTTTAGAAAGTCCCGCCGGAGATCACGCCCCACTCAGGGCCAGTGGCCCCGGCCTTTAGGACATATCCTTGGGTTCCCAGCGTAAGTTTACTGAGTGCCGTGGTGGTTGAGGCATACAGCAGATCCCCCGCGGCATAAGAAGTCTGTCCAGTCCCGCCAAGGATGGCCGTCACCGGTGATGTCAGGCTGAACTGGGTGCCTGTCAGCGTCAGACCCGTGCCCGCGGAATAGACCTGCGCCGCCGATACCTGAACGAAGGTGATCGCCGTCGTGCCGAAGGTGATCGTGCCCGAGGTGTTGCAGACATAGGTCTCACCAGCCCCGGTGTTGCCGGAAGTCACGAAGAACGCATCCCCCTGCCCCAGGCCGGTCGTGCTCTTCAGAGCATAGGTGTCCGCGTCCGTCGCACGGGTCAACACCCATGCCGTCGATCCGTCACCAACCGTAGTAACGACATAGACCCCGTTCTCAAACTGATTCGTCTGGTTGTAGACCAGAATCCGGTCGCCGGGCGATGCCACCACACCATCAGGCGTAAATGCCACCAAGGTGCCAGCATTGGTCAGGGTTGCTCCTACCCCTACCCCCGGGCCTCCAGGCTGGTTGTAGGTCGCATTCAGGTTCCCGCCGGGCACCTCGTACTTGACCGGGGTGTGATAAGTGATTCCCGAGGATACAAGCGTGTCCACATACTGCTTTGTGGCAGCCTGCAAGGCCGATACCGGATCTTGGGTGAGCGTGACCGAAGTCAGCCCAGCAAGAGTCAACGATGTCGCGCCAAGCGAGATTGTGGTCGTGCCGACGGTAATTGCGCTGTTGGTCAGCGATGAGTTGGCAATGTTGCTCAGAGTGTTAGATGACCCGCTGATCGACTTGTTGGTCAACACCTGTGTTCCGGTGAGCGTGACCACGGTCGAGTCAATGCTGATCGTCTTTGCGGCCGAACCGTTGAAGGTCGTTCCCGAATCCAGTTGCAGGCCAGTTCCGGCGGTCAGCGCATTCGTTGTGTCCGCGGTGATTGTTCCAGAGGCCCCCAGGGCTACCGTGACACCGTTGTAGGTCACCGAGGAATTCGTCAGGCTCGCATTCGCGATGTTCGACAGCGTGTTGTTCGAACCCGAGATCGTCTTGTTTGTCAGGATCTCAGACCCCGCAAGCGTTGCAAGCGTTCCTGTCGTCGGAAGAGTGACACTGGTAACCCCTGTGGCCGTCAGCGTCAACGCAAACGCACCCACAGTCGAAAATGCACCCGCAGTGCTGAAAACGCCAACCGTAGTCAACGCGCCGCCGGTGCTGATGTTCCCGCCGAGCGTCGTGGTGTACGAGCCGTTGTTCACTCCCGTACCGCCGGAGGCAGGATTCAGAATACCCGCCAGCGTCACAGGCCCGGTGGTTGCAGTAGACGGCGTCAGACCCGTAGACCCGGCGCTGAAAGTTGTCACACCGCCAGTCTGCGAGAACTGCTTCCACTGCCCCCCGGCATACCCGTCGAAGGTCTGCGTGGTTGTGTTGAAGCGCAACTGCCCGCTGATTCCGACCGGCTCCTGCGCGGCGGTGCCCACAGGCACAACCATTCCACCGGTGCCAGGGATAATCGGATCCGAGACGATAGAGATCGTCGGGTTACCGCCCGATCCGTTCCCGTTGGCTACCGCGATCTGGTTCGAGGTTCCGGCAATCAGCACCCCGCCCGCGGTCGCACCGTTCTGGATCGCGAGCAGCCCGGTGCCGCCGACCTGGGCAATGGCCGAAATCAGACCATCCAGCGAGAGTGTCGGGTTTCCTGACACCCCGGAACCGTTGGAGATGGCCAGACCGGTACCGGAAACCACCACAGAACGCGCAGAAACGGCCCCAGAACCCGTTTTTACGATGATCCCTGTACCTGCACCCTCCAAAGCCCCAGAAGTGCCGTTGAGCGTGATCTGGAGGGTCGAGAGCGCTCCGCCGTCCACCAGACCGATGCCAGTGCCGCCTGACAGCGCCCGGCTGTTGATCAGCGTCGGCTCCTGAACAAGCGTCAGAAAGGTCTGCGTCTGCACCGGCGACCCGGCAAGAGCCGCCGTCGTGGTACGAAGGGTCTGACCGTTCTGGACGATGGGAACAAGTTCCGTCCCAGTGATGGGGCCAGCCGCCGGAAGTTGGGTGATGGTTAAGTTCGGCATATCAGGGCTGGATCTCCAGTCCGTCTAGGTTGCCATTGTTCTCCGGCGTCTCGGTGTTGCCTTCCGTGGAAAGCACCGCGCCGCCGTAAGGCTCCCCTGCGGACAAATTGTTGGGATCGAGTGCCACCGAAACATCCGGCCGAGGAAACCGAATCGTTATCCGTTCGGTTTTGCGGGCGGGCAGTCGGTAGGGATCGAATTCATCGGCACAGTTCTCGTTGCAGACCTGCAAGCCAGGGAAGTTCGGGTCACTCCTCATCACCGCGTGCGGGCGCTTCATCTTGCATCGGTCGCATACCGCGATTGCGATGTCAGAGTAGCCCAGAGTGTCGAGGAAACGAGGCATCACTTACCTCGTGTAAACCGACACATTCGGGGCAAAGTAGATCGGCGACTTGTCGCGCTCTTCCGCCTCGGCCAAGTTCAGGTATTTCTCAGCCTGAAGCTCGAGGTAGGTGATGCGATCCAGCGCCACGCCGGGCAACTCGAGGCTCATCTGGTGAGCCAGCATCGACTGAACGGCCAGGAACCAGCGCTGGGGGATCTCAAGCTCACCCGACAGATCGCCCACATCCATGATCTGGCGCGAGTACCACACCGTCATCTGAACAAAGGTGTCCGAAGGCACCGGCCACAGGTAGATCTCCGCCTGGGGGATCGTGCGATTGAACCAGTACTGGAACGGCTGGTTGGCGGTGAAGTTTTTGTTCGGGAGGTTTGTGTAATCATCCCGATTCAGCCGCGCCATCGTGATCTCGGTCGAGTTGTTCCCGAAGTAGAGTTCGCGAAGCGACAGCGTCGAGCCGTTTCTGGCCCGAATTCGGTAGTACTGCACCGTCTGACCCGGGTCGATGTCGTACCAGATCCACTCGTTGTTCACCCAGGCCGTTACCCCAGGGTCTTCGAGCGTGCTCCAGGTAATTCCGTCAGCGGAGTACTCAAATACGCAATCGATACTCGCAGAAACGCCCGGCAAAACGCCGATTGAACCGATGTAGACCGGGTTGTTGGTGCCGTAATCGACGGTGATGTTGCCGTTGGCGCTGGTTTGGGTGCAGAGAGTGTCAATGTTCGAATCAAAAGCGTTCCCGACGGTGCCACCGGCGCTCGAGGTGTAGCCACCAGTGCTGTTCGGGGTGGGTCTGTTCATACGCCGATACAGGGCCTGGAGCACATCGTTGCCCCCAACCGGCAGTTTGTAGATGTACTGGTCAGCCTTTAGGCCGTAGACCTTCTTGTCGATGGCCCAGTACTGGATCCCAATGTTGATCAGGTTCGACAGGAGGAAAAAAAGCGACTCGCGGGCACTCAAAACCTGCTCGGAGGTCAGTTCCTCGGCCAATTTCCCAGCACGACGCGCCCCGTGGTCGATCAGGGTCTGGACTTGGATGACGGTCGTACCGACGGTTCCCGAGTAGGCCATGTCTTACCTCACCAATTCGGACAGTTCCAGCGCTTCATGGACGCACGGGCGCGACTCCCCTTATCGCTTTTCTCTGCAACAGGTTCCATTCTCGCGCAAAACGAGTCCCGACGAGCACCCCCTTGGGGCTGCGGAGCCTTCAAATTCGACCCAGTCTCGCGGTTGTACTTGGCCCGGCCCTTGGCCGTCAGGCCTGCGCCACGCTCTACAGGCATTTTTTCGCCCCGACCCACAGCAAGGGATACCCCGCCCTCTTTCATGCGCTCTGGCAGGCCTTTGTAGGCCTTCTTGCCCTTGTTGGCCTGGGTGTACTCAGCAGCCACCTTGGGGGTGATGCCGACCTTCTTGGCGAACTTGGGATTGTTCTCCGCGGCCTTCATAAGGCGGAACTGGGCTTGAGACTTTGCAGGCATCAAGGCCCCTCTTTGACAAGCAAGAGAATGAACATCGAGGAGACGGAATTGTTGTTTGCAGTCCCAACTGCTGTTGCCTCAATAGTGGTCTTTTCCGATACTTCCAAAGGGTACTCAAAAACGTAGTCGGCGACGCTGTTGTTGACGGTTGTTACCGCAGCGGTGCGGCGGATGTTGTTCAACCCCCTAGTCAACAGTCGACCTTGCACCGGGCTGGAGCCAGTAGATTGGCCCGCCGAGAAGAGACCCTGCGAAACATAAGCCGTGTACCCGGCAGGCACGGTATAGCTGCCAGTCGTTGTGCCGTTGTAGTCAAACTTAATGATGTTGTAGGTCGTCGCAGGAACTCCTGCGGTCACGGTGCCTGTGCCGATGTAGATGTCGCCAGCGGCACTGTTGCCAGAACCAGCGGTTGCCACATAAGCGTAGTTCACGCGCAGCAAAGACGCCGTCATCGTGACTGCGGTCTGACCGTTGAGGGTGACGGTCTCTGTGACCTCGTTGTAGTTCGCATCCAGACCCTGCACGACGACCGTGCGGGCGCCCGTACCTGCGGCCGTGTCGTTCGCACTCGTTGAACTCACGGTCATCTGCAATGCAGCAGATGGAAAGGTAATCAGGCTCTGCAACGGCCACACGCTGACTTGAGACGTGTCCACATCGCCGTTAAAGCCGAACACGGTAACGTTGCGGTGACCTTGGATCTGCCCGCGAGAGACCTGAAGCTCAAAAGGCTCGAATGTACCCTGCCTCGTGATGGATGAAATTACGGTTGCCATATGGCCCTCCAAAATCAAAGAAAGCGGGGGCCGAAGCCCCCACTTGGTTCAGCACACTCGTCCGCCGCGCTTCTTGGCGGGTGCCACAGTTACAGACTCTTTGGTCTTGGTGACACTGCCTTCGGGAACTTTCGGAGAGAACAAGCCCTTGATCCCTTCCATCATGCGCTTCGGAGCGCCGAGGATCGCATTACGCATCCCCTCGTTCTCCTCACGCTGAGACTTTTCCCAGTTCTCATACGCCCGCTGGTTGCGGGCAGTCTTCATCTGGTCTTGAGCCTCAGAAGAGATACCGCCCTCCTTCATCTTCTTGCCGTACTTGCTGTAAACCTCGTTGGAGTACGCCTTGGCCTGCTTCATAGCCGTGGCATTCTCCGTGTCGAAGTTCTTCTGCAAGCGACCTTCAGCGGCAGTTACCTTGCCGCCTTTCTTGAAGGTGCCGGAGAGTTCGGTGATGGACACCGGTGCGGTGGGCTTTTTGCGGCCTTGGGGCATCGCGACGGGGGCACCGCTATCAACAACTCCCCCCGCCGCGTAGGCTTTTTTTGCTGAACCGCCTTTTTTATAGCCGCCAGCATTTGCCTTCGCGACGCCACCAGTAGCGTAGCCACCGGCGTTGCCCATCTTCACATCACCGGTTTTTGCCGGAGAGTGATCAGGCTTCGCGGTGTGCATCTTGGTGTTGCGATACTCGCCACCCTGGTTCTCAGTGTTGATGATGCCGCTCTTGGGGAGACCGCCCCCAGCCATCTTGACCGAACCGCCCTTCTTGTAGCCGCCTTGACCCATGACCACGCCACCGGTCTTCAGGCCCTTGTGAGCCTTGGACGCGGGTTTGTCGGCGTGTTCTTTCAACGCCTTCGCGGTCTTGGACATCTTGGCCATCTCGGCCTTGTGCATGGACTTCGATTCGCCGCCCTCTTTCATCACTTGAGCGGCCATGCCCACGGGGGCCGCGGGGGCGGCACCAGCAGGCATTGCACGCATCGCACGACGACGAGCAGCCATCGAGGGCTTCATGGGGGCCTTAGCACCCATCATGCCGCCACGAGCAGGCATCGAAGGCATAGCGGGGGCGGCCATGTCTGGCGAACCACCCATCTGCATCTTCTTCTCAACCTTGCCGCCCTTTTTGAGCTTCAACTCAATGGACGGCTCGGTGGTCATCATCTTCACCATCGGCTTGAACTGGCCCATGATTACCTCTCCTTCGCAACGAAGATGTAATCGACCGTCATGGTTTTGGCCACGGCCTCACCATTCTGGATTGCAAAAGTCGGCGTCAAGTCTTCGTCATCAACCAAATTGGTGGTCACCGAAGTTCCTTGGGTCACGCCATTTACGAAATACTCAATCACCGATGCGCCGTCGTAGTAGAAACCAAGGCGGATGAAAGTGTCATTTGCCACGGTAGCCACAGACGTAGTCGTGGTGGCGGTGCCGTTCTTCTCGACCACCAAGCTCACAGATGTAGAGCCGTCGGCCTTGATGAAAAACACGCCATCAGAGACATCCAGCGGAGTGGTGTCAGTGATTTGCAGACCGATGACGAAATCCGATTGGGTTGCGTCACTGATTTTGAAGCGAGCTTCAAAGAACAGTTTCTTGCCGGAAGCAAAGCGAAAGGATTCGCCAACCTTCTGCAAGGACACAAGATCGTCGTCCGCTGCTGTGTTGGTGAGCAAAAGTAGACCGCCATCACCGTCCGTCAACGCCTGAGTAGCGCCCGCCTGCGTTTCAGTTACTGTCCAATTTGCGGCTGTGTAATAGTCGAAATCTTCAAAGTAAGTGTGAAACAGAGTTGGCGCTGGCATTGCCAGATCAGCAAACGGCGAATCTTCTCCCACGTTGGTTACCCCGTTGGGGAAACGAGTTACGAGCAGATTTGACATTTGGTTCTCCTGTAGAGAGGGAGGCCGAAGCCCCCTCTTAGGTTTAGACGCCCGGAGTCCCGTACATCGCCCGCGGATCGGTGAAGCCCACATCGTAACGCTCGGTCGCCTTGTAGCGCATCGAGTCGGTTTCGAAGTCGCCTTCCATCGTCTTCTCGAGACGACGGCGCATCATCAGCTTCATACCCTCGGGGGCGTCGGTCTGAACCCACCATGCGGTCGCACTGGTCAGACGCGAGATCACAGCGGCACCCTCGTCCAGCAAGCCAATCGACTTGATGGGGTTGATGTCGTTGTTCGCGTTGCCCGCACGAAGCACGGACTTCAGGAGCACCTCGGCCTGGAAGACATTGCCAGGGGCGACCACCAGTTGGCGGGGCACCAGACGGATCTTCTTGCCGTTGTTGTCCACGGCCTGACGGATCTGGATGAGCATCTGCTCAAGCGAGGTCTGCGACAGGTTCGCGGCGGTCGTCAGCAGGTTGCTGAAGGTGCCGTTCACGATGGGGTGCGACGCGCTGTTCAGCGACACACCGTCACCACCAGGATACGAAGCGTTGAATGCGCGGTTCAGCACATTCGCGGACAGCGTCTCCTTGGTCTCGATCAGGGACTGAGCGAGGTGGCGGGCATACACCTGACCGATACGGATGTGGTCACCGTCCTCAACCAGCACTTTGGTCAGGGCGAAGGCGAGGCCATACACCTTGTACACATAGCGCTTGAGGAACAGTACGCCACCCTGCTGATAGGTCACCGGGGTGCCATCAGGCAGTTCCGGCGCAGCGCCGAAACCGTACAGGACAGGTTCTTCGTGGTAGTTGCGGGGAATGCCTTGCTGTTCGCGGAACACTCGGCTCCACTCATCAGCCCGCTGGTCGTAAACGCCATCGAAGCATTCATTCAGGATTGGTTCAACGATTGACCGAAAGTCGGTACTACGCATCGGAGCGGCCATGATTCACCCCTTTCTTAGATGGCATTCACGGACGCATTGAACTGCGACTCGTTGATGGTTACGCGCACAATCGTGTACGCATCGCCCCAAGCGTTGTCGGGGTACGGTGCCAGATCGCGGATCAGCATCTGGGCGCTGTTGCCAGCCCCGACCAGCGTGGTCGAGAGCGTGCATTGCGACAGACCCGTGGTCGTCGAACCGGCGGTGGTGTTGGACAGATCGGCCATGTCGCCGATGGAGGTCTGAGCCAGCGAACCGTCAGCCTGGATTTCGTAAACGATGTTGGGGTCGTTGTAGAAATAGGCCACGCAGGAACCGGTCTGGTACGCCGTGGAAGCGGGCCAGTAGTTCGAGACGCGACGACGGCCAGTGGTGTCGGTGAACTCCACACCTGCAAACGCGCCCTGGAAGGCGTCGCCTGCGGCCGCGACAACGAGGTTGCCGCTGGAATTCAGCTTGACGGGTTGACCCTTGAGAATGTCGGTGTTGTAAGCCGACGCGATACCGTTGGCAAGCGCCTGAGCGCGATCCAGTCCAGACGGATGGAACGCGGGGCGCAAACCGAACGGAGCATTAGTTGCAGACATTGCATTACTCCTTGGTTGATGTCCTTACCCATGGAATATGGGTTCAGGAACGGATCGTTCGATTTCACCAAAGCCTTCGCCTTCAACCCGCCCCAGAGACCTACCTGAGGAGTCACG